AAAGGGTGGAAGCCCTTTATAATTCTATGATAAAGACTTATCATAGGGAACGGTCAGGTCCGCTACTGTTAAATTGTGATATACATCTGATTTAGCGCATGAGCGCTGCTGTTCCGGCAAATAGCACGGAACTGTAGTCCGGGGAAACCTGGATTACGTTACTACGTAATTCTTCGGTTAAGATGCCTTAATTCTTAATATGGAGATGCGCGTAGGAGTGAAACTCCCACTTGCTTCCAAAGCTGGCTACCTCCCTCTAATAAATAGAGGATAAGGGAGAACCATAAAGTAGATTGTGAAATTGCAAGAGGTTGATAACCTCTACGTAAACTTAAAACTTACGTTACTTACCTGAAACTGCAGAAATTGTAGCAGCGGACGATGACGATTTCTCATCAGAATCCTCTCTTAGTCCGGTCTTTTAGATATAATGAATAAAATCAAAATAAATAAAGGACTTTTCAGATTTAACTTAATTCCTTATTTACATACTATTGTAGTAAAGAAGGGAGTTAAGAGTATACAACTCACAATAAACCCTATAGTTGCCATGTTCAGACGAAATTCTGGACAATCCCTAGTTGCAATAATCATTCGATTAATACCAGCTATGGGAGGGAGAATCTCGCCGAGTATCGTAGTATCGATTAAAACGATATTACGGAAACTTTCAGCTATTGCGAATGATCAAGGGATCATTGGATTAGTAAAATACCTTAAAATGGTATCCGTCTTAACTCAACAGAGTATTTCAGGATATAAAATTCCTGTTATGCATCCGAGAGTAAGTAGGACTAATTCTGGGATCCCAAGATTGTTTCCTGTTTCTGTAAGAAATATGATAAGAAAAGGTAATACCTTTTATATTAAGTTCGCCTTGACAGTCGCCTCTCTTTACAGAGATTTAACTTACAGTGCGAAACCTAATTTATCTACTATTACAGACCCTTATTCTGGTAATGAAAAGATAATTAGACAAATTGTTGGATTTATTCCAACATTTGTAAAATTATTTGTTAAATTACCTCCAGAAGCAAGGAGAAATTCATTAATGGGAAAATTTGTATATTTCCCAATCTTGAAATCTTCTCCGCAGGCTTTTGGTCCACTATCATCGACTAATCCAATAATCATGGTTAGATCTGCTGGGGCATTAACTCCCGAACAGATCGGTTGGATTTCAACCTTAGGTACTTTATCAATACCTAAATTTGAATTCAACCAATTCCAATGGTTATTTGGTATAGCGATAAATATGGCCAAAGACTTAACTTCGTTGTATAAATCAACGCAGTTTTCTGGAAAATTAGGGTTCAAACAAGAAGCAGCAGGAAAAGTGAGAGTTTTTGCTATGGTAGATCCATGGACTCAATTAATATTAGCCCCATTTCATAAAATGCTATTTACCTTCTTAGGTAAACATCATAGAATTGATGGGACTTTTAATCAATTGGGACCGATACAAAGAATACCAAAGGGTAAACCTTTGTATTCTATGGATCTATCAGCCGCAACAGATAGATTACCTATCAGGATCCAAACTCCATTAATAAAAGAAGTATTTAACTTGTCTTATAATGAAGCAATGGCCTGGGAAAGTCTTCTAATAAAGAGAGCCTATATGATTGATCACAAAGATTTGACAGATGTAAAATCTGTTAAATACTCTGTAGGTCAACCTATGGGTGCTCTTTCTAGTTGGGCTATGCTAGCTTTTACTCATCACTTAATCGTGCAATTCGCGGCACTTCCTTTAACTAACGGTAAGATCTTGTATAAAGATTATGCCGTTTTGGGCGATGATTTAGTTATCTTTAACCACATTGTGGCGAAAAGATATCATAAAATCATATCTGCCTTGGGAGTAGAATGTAATTTAGCAAAATCAATCATGTCTCCTAGCGGAGACGGATTAGAATTTGCCAAAAGAACATTCTTCAAAGGAGAAAATGTTTCTCCTACCCCATTAAAGGAATTAACCTCAGCCTTACAGTCAATACCCGGGATGTTAGATTATATATCTAAGTATAATTTAACACTTCCGATGGCTGTGACAGTTGCAGGTTTTGGTTACCGAGTTAAAGGTTCTTTAAATAAACCTGTCCATAAGCTAAATCTTAAAATAAGATATTTAGCGTTGGGAGTTTGGTTGAGCGAAGGGAAAGTTGATATATTATCCACTTTCTATCACTTAAGAAGATATTTAAGTTCTGAACAATTTTGTTCAAACTTCTATATATTCTTTAAGGATTACTTAAATCAGTTAATTCAAAGATGTTATAAAAACATCAATGAAATCAGGACTATTAGGCCAGATTTGATCCCATCAGATATCCATGGAAATGGATATGGTGCTATCAAACTGACCAAACGGTCCAAATCTGAATTAAGAAGCCTAGCTCATAAATTTGGTTTCAATATGATTATAAAATTCCATAGGAATATGGAATCTTGTATTTCAAGATTGCAACAAATTCAAACTCTAACTCTTAAATCTTCAATAAGTCCACAAGACTTACAACTTGTATCAAAATTTTTAATCCTAGTTTTAGGATTAGAACAAGAAAGTTCTAAAACTATAATTAGTAATAATTTTGATAAAAGTGAAGATGGTAATCAAAATAGAAGACCTGGTTTCTCCAAATTATTTAGGATGCATCAGGCCTTCTGTGCCGTATTATCAGGATTAAGACAGAGTTCAATTATGAATAATGAATTAATCCCAATAGCTGATCGAGTTAGTCCAATGAAACAGTCGGGTTTAATACCGATTGCATTTATTGAGGAATTTATTTCGTTTGAAAATGTTATATTTAACAAATTAAAACGAATTATAATTCGAATTATAATATTAATTTTAATTATTAACCTCTCTATAGGTTAAATAAAGTTAATATTTATAATTAAGTGTTATTATTGATATTAATTAATAATGATACTTCTCAATGCTATATTAGCCACTAAATGTTTAATAAGCTGATAACTTATAACATTGAACTGGTTCGATATTTAGCAGCACTGCAACGTTGAATGGATAGACTCGAGACGAGACTCCCACACTAGGCCACTCCAAAAAAGAGTGAGCTAATGTGAAAGTACTACATCTGAGTAGTCCATTCTTGTCGAAATACCTTTAAGGTTGCCAGACAAGAATTAATAGGTAG